ACTCTTTGATCAACTGTTCCATAAGTTAAATCTGGTGGTGTATTTTCAAAGTCACTTGCACTGTAGAATATTTTATTATATGATTGAACCTCAACTAATGAATCAAACTCTGCATCTGGATAGAATCTTAAATTAATATCATTACCAACAATTTCACCACCAAATGTTCCAATACCAGTTGTAGAACCTGCAGATACAAAAGGATATTGTACAGTTAGTATGTCATCAAAATCTTTTAATGATATTATTTGATGAACTGCTGATGTTTCTCCACAAGATACTCTTACTAATGATTTTGCAGTATTATCAACAAGATTATTCAGTGTTGCATATGTTATTGGACTCGCTGTTCCAGTTGCATATCCTGATTGTAATCTTGCACTTCTTTCAGCACCTTCAGGTTGTCCAGGAACTGCGAAACGATATGTTCCGATACCAGATGCTGTTGAACCCAAACCAACTATGTTTGCTCTTACATCGAGAACATTTACTCTATCATTCTCACATTGTAATTTAACTAAATTATTTTCTACTCTTGCAGTAATTACACCAACAACACTATTGCTTAATCCTGATTTTGTATCGACATACACCTCTCCAATAGTAGTGTCAGTACCATCAAAATCAACTATAATCTCATTATAATTAATTTCTTTTGTTTCACTGTCCTGAACAAATATTCCTGCAAATAGACCATTAAAATCATAAGTAGGTATCTCAAGTATACTTGTTGTTGTAAAACCAACTGTTGTTGTTGCAATTCCAGTATTGACACCCACTAAATCAACGTGACCAATACTATTTGTACCAATACCAGTTAAATCAGTATTAAAGTCTATTTTCAAGACTTTAATATCATGGTCTCTTGTAAATATTTCTGTTGGATTGAATAGTAGATTTTTTGTTCCAGTTGCTAATATTTCAGTATCAAAATCACCTAATTTAATTGTTGTAAAGTCAGTTGATTTTTCAAGTAAAAATGCATCACTCTCAGTTGTAATCGTAACCACTTCACTAAACTGAGAATCTAAAGTATCAGGATCAATAATTTGAATTAGATAGTTTCCAAAATCTTCAACTAATGGTTCAATAACAGTATTTGTACTTTCAAATCCCTCACTTTGGAAAGTTGCACTAATGTCATCATGGAGAAGCACTCTATTAGTTTTACATCTTGTAAAATCAGTTAGTGATCTATTCTGGAGAGTTAAGAACTTTGAACCACTAGTTCTTGTGTCAAAATCTCTTGCAAAGTCAAAATTATTAATTGCATCAACTCTTTGCTTGTCTCTGAGTTCAAGTATATTACCAACATCTAATACAACAACTTGATTTGACTCACGAACTTCACCAACACCAACTTTTAAATTTGAAACAACTGATGTATCAGCAAAGTTTTTTAAACCAGATGGGTGAACTAATCGATTTACAGGATTTACAAACTTATCCCACTCAACTGTGCTCTTAACTGTATAAGAGAGATTCTGATAATAATCATTATCAGGAATTACTTGATAGTCTTCATTTAATTTACCAATATCATCTAACCATCCGTACTCTTGTCTATTTGAAAAATCAGTTGTGAATTTTGCCTGATTATCAACAATACTTGTAATAAGAGCAGAAACGTTACTTAATTCACCCTTTATTCTATCACCTTTCTTTATCTTAAATTTACCATCAATTTTAATATAGTCATTTCTAACTTCGATTACTTTTAAATCTGTGACAACATTATCAATAATTAAAGTTTCTTTTAATTCAAATACACCCCTTGTTTGAACTGGTTCAATTACAGGATATTTTTTCTTATTAATTATATTAGCATAACCAGATTGGAAAGTTTTAGCAATACCAGGATTTGTTGTAAGACCCGCTAAACTAAATGTAACAACACACTGAGTACCAGCAACATAGTTAGTAACATCAAAGAATTGATAATTGTAATTGTCAGAATTATATCCTGTTCCTTCAACAGTTGTATTAGTTGATATACCACCCTGTGTAGCACCAATACTGACCTCTCCTACTCTTTGAATACCCTCAACATAGATTTCATCTCCAACAGCAAAAGGTTGTGTTTCAAACCCATTTATAGGGGTTTCAAGGAAACAAGTAACAACTCCAGAAGAACCTGTTTGTAATGAATTAATACCAACACCATTTGAATTATTGATTGAAATAATCTTGTGAACTACAGAATCAAGTCCTGTAACGGGTGATAATACGTCAACTTTTGAAATAGTTTGGTTTGGTGCAATTGGTTGTAATGAAACATCATCAACAACGGTATTTGTTATTGGATTAAATACTATTAAATTAGGTTCACTCATATAATCAGCACCACCACTTAATATGTTAACTGATGCGATTATATCAAGATTATCAATATTAACAACAGGAGATATGAATGCTTCAGGTCCAAGAGTTTTGTCAGATGAGTATTCGTAACCAATATCAACAATTCTGACCTTTTTAATTCTACCAATCGTTCTTGATGATGCAACTATATTTGCATCTTTACCATTTACACTATTAACTGATTTAAATTGTGGTAATTTTTTATAATTAAATCCAGGTGATAATATTTTAAAATTCTTTATTGGACCGTGAACATTAGTAGATCTTGTAGAATATTCAAGTTTTTCACAATCAGTATTTGTGTAAGATAAGAACTCAGGTATTTTCGGAGAGAATTGGAAAGTATCGTCAGTAACATTAGATATTTTATACTCACCATTATATTCACTATCAATAAATCTTATTTCAGAGTGATTTGAAACCTGTGTATCTGCAGTGCTTATAAAACCACCTTTAGATAAACCATAGTATAAAGTGATTGGTGCAGATGGTGAATATTGAACAGTTAATGCAGCCCCTATTGGATCAGTGTTATTTGTGCCTATTCCTATAGTACCTGCAGTTCCAACGTTGAATGAAGTTCCATCTTGCGAACTTAGATATTCATTAGTTAAGTTTTCATCGATGTATAGTTTAAAATCAAATCCAGCAAGTGTAGTTGTTGATAAACCAAATGTTAATTTAGAATTTTTTACTACATCGATTCTTGGGTTGATAGGTGCGATTGATTGAGTTCCACCAGTATTTGCTGTAATTGATGTAACATTAACTGGATTTGTCTTTAAATCCTGAATTGTTTCACAAAGTTGGAATCTTCTGTTACTTACTCTATTAACAAAATATGTTCCTGTGCTTAAACCAGTTGCAGAACCATCATAGAATACTTTGTCTCCTGTTTTAAATCCATGATCAACTATATCAATTTGATTAGTCTCAACGTTTGAATCAGTAAATGTGATAGGATTTATTAATAATTTTTCAAATTCAGAATTATAATTTACAGAAATTGGTGTGGTGGTTCCTATTCCAACTGCTAAATTTGGAACAACATTAATTCTTACAATATCTTTTTCTACTAAATTATGAGTTGTTGTATCTGCAGCTGATACATTTGTAGAAACTGTTGTTACAATCTTATCAATATCACCTGTAACTTGTTCTTTTTGTGATTGTAAGAAATATGATGATGAATTAATACCAGATACTGAACCTTTTGAATAGAAGAATAAACCTTCACTTGTACTTCCTATACCAACTCTTGTAGTAACTAATCCAATATTATCAGGACCTTTATTAATTACAAATACTTCAGTTGAGTTAACACCTAAGAAAGGTAATTTAAATTCAGTAACAAGATTAGTTGTACCGACATCAAATCGATTAGCACCGTTTCGTTTGTTTATAGTTAACTTTTGACCATTAGTAAATGGATGATTCGGTATACGAATTGTTCTTGTTGGTATAGATACTTGCTCAGCTAAACCTCCAGTGAATGAATCAACCTCTATTGCACCTCCAACAGTGGTTCCAACACCAACTGATTGAGGACCATTGAAATAAATTATATCATTTGTTTCTGAAGTAAACTTTGTAGTTTCAACTGGAATGCTAATTTGCGTATTAAGTAGGTCGATATTTGAACCAAGAGTATGTGCAATACCAGTTGTTCTCTCAACTCTAATAATTCTTTTTATTGGGAAGAAATTAATTACTTTTAATAATTCAGTATCGGATGTATTCCCAGAACCAACTCTTAATGAACTACCAACAGATAATGAGTTCGGAATAGATGTCACTAAAATATCTTGAATTAATCCAGCAACACTACCAACCGTCATTGACGCTGCTAATCCAATATTAACTGTGCTTACTCCAACATTAAATGAATCTGTAAGATTTGTAATATTTGTGCTTAACCCTGATATTGATACTGTATCTTGATCATTTAATTCAATAAATGGTAAGTAATTAGCAACAACTTCATTACCACTCTTCCATTCAAATACAGCGGTATTAAATGGTGTAATTGTGGTGTCTATTCGAGATACTCCAATACCTACTATTTCGCTTACTGATGCTTTAAATCCTGAACCGTTTGTTTCTTCATCATCAAATTCAGTCAAATCTCCTATCTTATAATCTTGTCCACCATTTAAAATAGTAATCGCATCAACGTCGCCTTTAGTAACTGATTCTATTTGTGATAATTGTCTTATCTTTTCATATGATTCAATAACAAAATCATTACCAGAGTGCACCTCATCAACATTATAAGGTTTTGTATTTCTTCTTAATGATGATGAATTAAAGTCAAAATTATGATCAAGTATTTGGTTTTCAGAAATAAATGGAGATCTGTATGTATTTCCGATGAAGTAAGGATAAATTCCTTCAAGTTTGTTAGTTTGAGTTCCTAAACCAACTGAGGTAAAATATGCATAGACACCATTAGGAAACTCAGGTGTTTTTGTAAATCTACCATTATGAATATCAAGATCTCCTGAACCATCAAAAATAAAATCTTCTACAAAGAAACCAGGCACATAACCTGTAGGTCTATTTTTAACTTGAGAAATATTTGTTTTGTAAGACGTTGTAACAATTTTTAAGTCTGAGTTAATATTATCGGGTTCTGAATAACCAAAAGGACCGTAAATTGGATTTCCATCATATGCCCAACCTATAATTGGAGAGTGACCTGTAATTTGGTTAAATTCACCATTTGAATTGATAGTAAAAGTATTTTCAAACGTACTAGCAATATCTTGTGAATATCCAAGAATACTAAACTTAAGAGATTCACCTTTTTCTGTTAAATGTGAATCACCAAATCTACTTGCATTGTTTAAAGTAAGACTTCTAACTCTTGCAGAGAATTTTCCATTACTACCTCTAGGGAA